AGCACCTGCACCGCCTGTAGGGGCCTGAGGTGCATTAGGATCACCTGGGGCTGGGACAGGGGGTGGGTTCTGCTCTTGGAACTTCTTAAGGATCTCAGCTTGGATAGCAGCCTCTGACATAGAGTTAGCAACCTTATCAGGATCAAGGTCCATTGACTCAGCGATCTCACGGATGATATAGTCCATCTTAGCGAAAGGAGCCAAGGCGGGGTTCTGGACAACCTGCAAGAACTGCATAAGACGTTGGCTACGTACTTCGTTAGCCATAAGGGATGATGTACCACGTGCCTTAACCTCGAGGTCACCCTTGATCTCTGGGTCATGGTCAAACTGCATATTGAAAGAGAAGAACGCTTTACCCAAAGGACCAAGAAGATAGTCGTCTACGTTCTTGATAACCGTGCGGATAGAGCCGTTAGCAGCTGACATGAGCATAGAGATACCGCTGGCTGTACGACCTACACCAGATACACCTGTCTGACCGTGAGAGAAGCTAGGGAGACCTGTTGACTCATCCGCAAGAACACGAGCCTTGTCAAACATCTGCATGTTCTCGTTAGATACGTTAGGGAATGAGGTGCCGAAGATACCCTGGCCCGGAGCACCACCCTGACGGCGGAACACCTTACCCGGATAAACACTGAGGTCTTGCCCAGGCACTAGGTTAGTCTCATCAACTTCGATAAGAAGGTTGCCTGACAACGCAGCGTTATCTACAGCCATACGCATGAAGCCGTTCATCAACGTCTGTGTGTCGTCCATGTTCTCAGCAAGACCCACACCGAAGAAGGAGTAAGGGTTTACTTCGTATGGTACTGCGTAGTAAGGAATGATCTGTGGGTTAAACGGGTTCATAACCAAACGCAGAACCTGACCATTACAAATCCATACGTTAACATTAAGTTGGTCTACTTTACGGAGCTCACGTGGGATGTCTACTTGGTAGTCTTCGAGAATCTCACGGTCTACAAAACCCCAGAACTCAAGGACCTCGTAGCGTTCAGTAGCTGTGTCGGAGCTGTCGTCTTCCATAGCTTGCTCCCACCATTCCTTAGTGTAGGACGCGCCGTTAGCCAACGCCATGTCGATAGCATTGTCACGGAAGAAGGGACGCTTCTTAAGGCTACGTAGTTGTGAACGAGACATCTTGTGACGCTCTACAGCGTACTCAGCTTCGTCCATATTGTTAGCATCTGGGTCAGGGTAGAAGTTCCAGATAGAAACAGAGTCACACGCAGGCATTGTCTTAATGCGGGGTTTGTAATTACCCTCTTCATCCCAGTGTGGGTACTCCTTGTCTACTGCAAAAGGACCCTTCATGATACCGGTACCAAACAAAGCACACTCAAAGGCTGCTGTACGGAGCTTCTTAGAGGCATTAGACTCCTCCAACTGGTCATGGATCTTCTTTTCCATCTTCTTAGCAGCTATCATAGCTGGGTATACAGTAATTTCAGTCGCTGTTGTACCAGGACCTTCCTTCAACGTATCCATAACCGGCTCTAGTTTAGCCTTCATAGCCCCAAGACGCTCTTTAAGGTCTACAACCGTCTCACCTGGGCGTAGTTTGGTGTCTTCTGGTGACAACTGTGGCCCTTTAGCCTTCTTCATATCGTCATTTGACTCAAAATGAGCTGATTCTACGATACCTTCAGGTAAAGAAGTTGGGTCTACGGAGATTGGGAACTTATTATTACCGAAAAGTACCTCTACAAGCTGACCATAGGCTGCCAGAACCTTTGTTTTGGTGACTTTAACGAAGATACGGGACTTTTCAGTCGATGTAAACTGTACATCTGGGCCGTAGAGGCCACGGTAGTTACGGTAAGAACGTACCCAACGTTGTTCATCGGTGTAACGGGCTGTCTCAGCCTTGCTAAACCGTTCTTCCACGAAAGAAACAACAGCGCCTACAGGCTCATCAGTATAGTCACCCTCTTTAATGTCCTTCACAAAAGAAGAATCAGACTCTTCCATGTTGTGTTCAATCTCAGTGGCGTCTGTTTCGAAGTTATCCATGTCTTTTCCTTGTGAGTCTTAATACCCAAACTTTGGGTCGGAGGCCTGAAAGCCTGATCTTTGTGCGTTAGGGTCGTAGTCAAAGAGACTACTGCGAGGTCTTGTCATTAGGCCGTACCTCAGAGCATCGTAACCGTGGTCAATAGGGCTCTTTGTATCTACATCTTCTGGATTATTCTTATCAAGAGGAAGAGATGGGAGTTCGGAGATGATGTTACGGCAGGTGTTGAAGAATACTAGTCTGGGTTCTTCTGTAAACTCGTCTACTTGCAGCCTGCGGTGTATCTCGTTCTTACCTGCGATACGGGAGCCTTTTGAACGATCTGATGGTCTCCAGCGACACCCTTTCATGATCATCTGCTCAGCTAGTGAGGGGCCTGTATCCCCTCTGTTATGCCAGAGGGAGCTATCAAGGACGCCGTAGCGTATCTTATCACCTGCCTCAGCTTCTAGGATCATCTCTGCCAGGTCTACAGCTGTTACCTTGCTGCAGTAAAGCTCCCGATAGATAACGATCTGCTCAGAAGGTGTTACAGCGAACCAAAGAACCGCTGTCATTGAACCATAACCGTAGTCACAGGCTCTGAACTTAGGCCAACTATTTGGTATCTCGTAAGGCTCTACTACGTGTTTTAAAGTACTGAACTCAGAGAAAGCTGAACCTTCGGAGATACTCCAATCACCGTCGAGGAGTTGACGCCGTTGATGTTCAGGCATTGAAAGAAGGTTAGCTTCATACATACCATCTTCTGATAGGTACGGGTTGTTAAACAGGTTAGCTGGGATGAACCTACGTTTAAAGAGAGGCTGACCCTCCCTTGAGTGACCCTTAGGCCATGCGATTACTTCACCGTGTTCATCTGTAGCATGGAAGCTAGTGTTAGCTGGTGCTGGGTCGATGAACATCTTCTTAACCCAGAAGTGCCCTGGACCACCAGGGTTGGTTGTTGCTCTCATATACAGGGGTAGACCTGAGGCACTGGTCGTACGTAGACGGGAGCGCATGTAGTTCCAGGCGAAAGGAGAAGGCCACTGTGTAAGTTCATCGAGGCCGATCCAGTTAAAAGCCTGACCTTGGTAACGCATAACGTCATCATCGCGGTCTAGGTATGACATCCAGAGGGTAGCTCCACTAGGTGCCACCCATGTCTTATCTCGCTCCATAAACTTGATACCAGGGATAGCCCGTGGGTAGAGTTGCTTAGATACTGAGATGAGTTCACGTAGTTCCTCCGTTGATCGACGAACGAGGAGACCACGGGACTGAGGGTTATTAAAGTAACGTACAGGGTCAGCAACCATTGCGTAGGACTTACCACCACCGGCTGCACCCCCATAAAGAACTTCTTGTTCACTGGCTGCGAGAAAGTCTGTCTGAGGACCCTCGTTAGGGGCAAAGATAATATCCTGGGCCGCTTGAATATCTATGTCAGCTGGTTTAGCTTTCGCTGGAACCGTCAGAGGAGTCTCCTCCTCCTTCTGTGTTGTCTCTAAGGCTTCTGGTTCCCGAGCCACCGATTCTTTCTTCTTCGAGCTTACGTGCCGTTTCTGCGGCTTCTTTCGCACGTCTTTCATAGCTTCGATAGGAGTTGGCTTTGTTACGCCTTTGTTCTTCGATTGAGACACGTTTATGTAATCCTACATGTGAGATATAGCGGCCTGAGTTCTCAGAGAGCCACCTAGCTACCATACGGAGACTGTACTCCGCTAAGTACTTCTTGGCCTGCTCGAGCATCTCTAGCTCACTGGGGATGGGTTGGAGGAGGTTAGGGTCCTCGGGGTCTTGTTCGTATCCAAAAGGTACATGTCTTCCAACACGTACGATAGGGTACCACTCCCCGTCTAATCCCTTTTTAGGAACCTTCCATGATTGGCCCTTAACTTTGGCCTTGAAGGAAGGTGCTTGTTTTCTAGCCATCTTATATCACACACACATTAGTTTGTCAAGTTATTATTATTGTTGTTATTACCACTTAGCCTTGTCAGCCCAGTAAGCTGCACTCATCTTGCCCTTACTGATGTTCTTGCCGTGCCGAGCCTTAAAGCTTGCACGTTTCTCCTTCATAGCAGCAGACTCACCAGCTTTAGGCTTACCTGCTGTCTTAGCACCCTGCTCACCAAAGCGGATAGTCTTAATCTTGTCACCCTCTTTAGCGACTACAACATGGGACTTCTTAGGGTGGTTAGGTGTACGTTTAGGTTTGTTGTAACCAGATACACCTGCACGTTCCAAACGTGGGTCCTTCTTAACAGCCATTAGTCTTGCTCCTTCTTTGAAGGTAGAATAAAGACTGGCTCCCTGCTGGAGACCTCTACCTTTTCCGTCTTAGTAAACCCAGCACGGTCCATAAGGTCCTTGGCTGCATTCATCTTTTCCTTAGCACCCAACATATCCGTGTCTCCCATGACTTTGAACATGGTATAGGCAGCTTTAGTTGAGCTCTGTGCAATGAACTTACGAGTTAGTTCGTAAATCTCATCGGCCAGCGCTGCTGTTACAGTAGAGGTCGGCACGTTATCAGAGTAACCAGCTAACTTCTTAGCCTTAAGGGGGTCACCCTCTGCTTCCTCAAAGAGTACAGACAGGAACAATTCCTGCTTTTCTGTTAATTCACGTTTAGACACTATAGGCTCCTAACTGGGTTGTAGAAGAGTTTACCAGAGACACTGACGTCAAAGGTACCCCCGTTCTTGAATACTACTAACTTATCCCCTGCGTGGAGGTAGATTGATGACTTCTCCGCAAGCAGGTATGTATCGTTACCTGCGATAGAGTGTTGTCTAAGAAGGTAGTAGTAGGTGTCATCATCGAAGTGATAGACCATCACATTGACAGTGTCAGTCGTCCCGCCATTCGTACAACTCAAGAAGGTGATCTCTGCATCGTGGTTCAAGGGTGCGACGAAGACTACGTCAGCCCCTGCGTCAGCTGTAGTACTCGTTACAGACTTACCTTCAAAGAAAGTAGTATAGGAGGGGTTGGACATACCTTACTCTTCCCAGGCTTCGTTGACGTCAGGAGTTGTTGGATCATCAGCCTTAAAGTGGCCATCCTCATCACGTGCACGTTTCTTCTTCTTAGCTGGTTTCTTCTCAACCACTTTAACACTCTCAGCTGCAGAGAGTTCACAGTCACAGATGGCGACCATCAGGTCATCGTCCTTGCAGTCAAACTCACCATAGGGGTTCATACTTGCTAGAACGTCACCACGTTTATTTACGATCTGATCAGCTGTAAAGAAGTAACCCTTCTTGTTAAGCTCTTTCTCATGTTCCTTAAACATCATTATTTCTTGTACTTCCTTTGTGAGGGTGGGTTAGAGGCCCCTATATTCTTACCATACTTCTTAGCATTTGCCTTACGGGAGAAGCTACGGTTGGCTGACTTAGGTTTGGCCTTCAGGTTCTTAGTGGAGTTGTCAAGGGGGTTGCGGTTCTTATGGTCCACGTCCTTACCGTCTCCTTTAGAGACAGCCCCTGTTTTCTCCAGCTTACGGCGGGCCGCTTTACGAGAGGCGTTAGCCGCTAGGTTAGACTTAGAAGACTTAAGCTGGAGCTCACGTTCCCTCTTGTAGTCTCTTTTCTTATCTGCCATTTCTCTCAGTCCTCAAACAAAGAGATGGAAGTGATAACAGTACCGTTGAGTAGTTTAAACTTAGTTGAAATGGAAGCGGGGTCCATGTTCCAGCACCCAAAACAACAACCACACGGTTCTTTCTTATTAACCCAACAGCCCATTACTTATCACCTTTCTTAAAGTTATCTATCATCTTCTCGCCACTACGTCCTACAATGTAACCACCAACACCAAGTGTTAGAAGGTTCCAGAGCTGATCAGGCAGCTCGAGGAGGTTGTCCATAATACTCGGGTACCCAATGGCGATGATAGGGAACACAAGGTAGTTCATAGCGATGATAGCAATAGCCACTAACATCAGGAGGGGACGCCAAGCTGATGTGATCCAGTTGCTTGACTTAGCTTCGGCAAGGATAATCTCCCCACGTACCTTCTCCAAGGAGTCTGTGTGCTCCAAGAGAGCTAACTTAGTCTCACGTTCAATCTCAGCACGTTTGTCTGAATCAGGTATTATCTTCTTCAGAACGTCACCTAGGATAGGCGCTAGGATAGGGAGGAGTACCTGTATCATATTAGATCCTTTGAATCTACTGTAACGAAAACCTTGTCAATCTTAGCCCCATCACATAGATGTCTTGTTCTTATTTCAATCTTATCGTAGCTTGTGTCGGGTAGCTTGACCTTGATACGGAGGGTGTGACCCCCTTCTACCCTATCGTAGCTAAACCCACGATCTACCTCGTCCCTTACTACAACATTCTCCCAATCCAGGGCGTAAGTCTGACCTAGATCATACCCAAAAACCTCTAAGCGTTGAAAGGAGCAATCAGTTTTACGGAAGTTAGCGGTTATGGTAACTGCTGTGTCTGTCTTAGCTACTGAGACCAATTGAACATCAGTGTAAGGTCTGACTTCAAAGAGGGAGGACCACGGTGACATGAAGACAGTACCTAGTACCACCCCTGTTACCATCTCCTTCCAACGTACTTTCTTCATTATCTGACCAGGCCACCATTCACTACCCAGGTTACAAAAGATGC